GCTCCCGTCGGCGTTCCGGTGTTCGCGCCGGTGGCGTACCAGATCTCGGTGAGGATCTGCTTGTCGCGGTCCTGCATGAACCGCAAGGCTCGCACCGTTCCGCTGGTGCCATACACGTATGCGGTCGTCAGTGTCGATGGCGACACTCCGCCGATGCTGTAGTTGCCGATGAAGTTGCCGATGTGCGGCGTGCTGGTGAGAATGTGCGGCGGTGGGATGCGGCCACGGCGGAGGAAAAGCCCCGTATTGGTCCGCCCGTTGACCTCGAAGTAGCCGCGATTCATGGTGCCTCAGAAGTTGACCGCGATGCAGGTGATGTTCCACGTTTCGTTGTTGTGCGTGTTGACCTCGACCACATCGCCTGAGGCCAGTGGCATGCCTTCCATGCCATTCACCAGAGACATAAGAGGCGCGAGGTACTGCACCTCGGCGGACGACACCGTGCCCGATGGTGTCACGGCCGGCGAGATGACCTCGCCGAGAAGCCGTCGCGTGCCGCCGCTCGGCGTAAGCCAGAACCGAATCATGCCAGCCGTGGTCGTGTTGGTCGACTTGCAGTTGGCACCGACGAACATGCCGCCATCGGTGCCTGCGGTGTAGAGCGTGGTCAACTGCGTCGGCGCGGTAAGCGATGTGCTGCCGGTGCCCGTGGTCGCCACGGCGTTGGTCTTGCTGGTGAGGCCGAAGATCGGAGAGGTATTCGCTGCCATGGTGAGTCCTTATCGAAAGCCGCGGTAAGCGTATATCTTGCCAGCCGCGTCAACGACGGCGGTGCTGCCTGTTCCCGCCGGGCCGGTCGCTCCGGTCGGCCCAGTTGGTCCCGTCGCTCCCTGCTGGGCTACGAGCGACCAGAACGTCGGCGACGATGACGGAATGTTGTTGGTGCTTGACGCGATGCAGATGTACGACGACCCGTTGTAGTACACGGTATCGTCAACGTTGTACGTGAGCAGGGATGCCCACGTTCCTTGCCAGATAAAGCCGGGGCCTTGCGGCCCGGTCGCACCGGTCGGGCCAGTCGGTCCTGTGGCACCGGTTGCTCCCGTCGCACCCGTCGGCCCGGTCGGGCCAGTTGCGCCGGTCGCGCCAGTCGCACCCGTCGGCCCAGTTGCCCCCGTCGGGCCAGTCGCACCCGTCGGCCCAGTTGCCCCCGTCGGGCCAGTCGCACCCGTCGGCCCTGTGGCTCCCGTCGGACCCGGCGTGCCCGACGACGCCTGCACGACGGTCAGAATCACCGCTGGCGTGGCCGGTCGCGTCGGGCTTGTGGCCGCCGCGATGTAGTCAAGGGTGATGTCGCTGTCCGTGGCGGACATGACGATTTCGAAGTAGTCGCCCGCGGCCATGGTGTAGACGAAATTCCACGCCATGACCTCGGCGGCGTTGTTGCCCGAGATGGCGTAGTCGGTGTTGCTTCTGGCGATGTTGGTGCCGTTGTGGCGAAACCAAACGCTGACGTGCTCGGTGCCGCCGCTGCTGTGCCGCAGTTGAGCACTGAACTGGAAGTTGTACGTGCCCGCGTTGGCGACCACGACGCGGCTCAACGGGCTGCCCAAACTGACGCCCGTGGCCTCCTCGGTCGTGTCGAACAGCACCTCCGTGGCTGTCGCGTTGCCGATGCTCTGGTCGGCGTTGGCGGTGAAGACGCCGTAGTACCCGCGAGTCGTGACCGCCGTTGGCACCTCGAGCACGTCGCCGGTCGTGCCCGTGACGGTCAGCCGGAACTCGACGCTGCCGCTCGTGGCCGTGACCTGGAACCGCACGTAGCGGATGCCCGCGACGTAGATCGGTTCCTTGAGCCCGCCGCTGCTGTAGTCGATTGCACCCTGCGGCATGGCCGACCAGGTCTCGCCGTCATTGCTGCCCTGCACGCTGATTGTGCCCGCGATGGTCGCGTCCAATGGGAAGTCAATCTGCGCCCGGATCGTCGCGTACTCCAGCACGTCGTACACCAAGCCGCTGTTGATCGACGACAGCACTTGCGACGGGTTGAACGTGCCGCCCTCGGGCGTGTTGATCGGCGTCAGGACGGTCGAGACGGTGGCCATAAATCAATCTCCTACCGGCGGCGGAGCCGGCGCGGACGAGGACGAACCGGCTTGAGCGTAGTTGGTGACGTTGGGGAACGGCGTAATCGGCGGCACGCGGAACGGGTCCTCGGGCGACACGATGGGCGCGGGCGGCGTCAGCGTCGGGCAGTCGGCGAACGCGGGCAACTCTTGGAAGTGCCACCGGACGCGGTTGGCCTCGACGCTGCCGATCACAATGTCGCCGACGACAAACGCCTCCACGTCGATGGTGTCGGGCAGCCGCTTCACGGGCCGTTGACCATTGAGCGTAAACACGCCCTCGGTGTTGGGGTCGTGCACCGCGATCGTGTACGAGATGGTCGACGCACGGCCCGGCGACGTGCCTTGCACGGCGATGATCTTTCCGAGGATGAGACGAGGGTCGGCCATTAGATGATCCGGTTTGCACCCGGCAGCAGTTGCCAACCAAGGCCGTCGTTGTTGTTGCCCGCGGTGCGGTTGCCGTACTCGTACAGCGGTTGCCACTCCATGATGGGCTTGTCCGTCTCGGGGTTGCCGACCTGGTACCCGACGAGGACGGTGTACTGGGGCCGCACGGGTTGACCGCCGACGCCGATGACCGGCGTGCAATACTGCACGTCTCGACTCTGCGGCTCGGGGAAGAACGTCGTGCCCTGGTCGTACTCCCACGTGTACGAGATGTCGTAAAAGCCCTCGTCATCGACCTGGCTGACGGTCGCCCCTTGGAACTGGTAGAGTTTGCCGTCGGGCATCAAGTGCAGTTTGTCGGTTTGGTCGGCGATGATGTCCAAATCGCGCACGTTGTCGATGCGGACCCGGACGTTGAGCGGGCGAACCACCCGTGTCTCCGCAACTTGCTTCTTGGCGATCTTCCACACCTTCTTGCTGATGGACCCGTTTAGGCCGTCGTTGATGACCAGCGATCGCACGCAGATGGGGATGTCCACCATGACCTTCCGTTGTGCCCATCCCCAGTGGTACCAAGCGGGATCATCCTTGTCGGGCTGCCGCAGGTCGACGAAGCGGGAGTCGTTGCTGTAGTCGCAGTCGACGTTGCACGTGCCGTCATTGCTGACGGACACGTTGTATCGGTCAAGGCGAAGGCCGGGCAAGTCGGGGTGGCTGGTGTTTGTCTGCGGAATGCCGTCGGCCAACAGTGCCGCCGCCGGGTCGATCGTGTCCACGACGAAGCGCCGACGAGCGGTCTGTTTGCCCGCCCGGTTTTTGGACCAGTCACGTTGAAGGGCGAGTTCGTACGCGGTTGGCACTTGTGACATGTCAGCCGACCCCCTGCACGATGATCTGGTTCATGTTGGCGGCCGCGGTCATGCCCTCGATCCGCAACTGCCCGGCGAGTTGGACCATCGACGCGGCCTGATCGGTGGCAAAGGCCCGGTTGGATTCCTCGCGGATGGCGCGGAACGATGCGGCCCATGAGGCCTGCACCTTGGCGGCGGCCTCTTGCTGCTGCCGCGTCATCTCCTGCATCTGGGCTTGGAAGTCCTCGAATTGCTCTCGACGCTTCTGCTGTTCGTCATCGATGCGCTGGCGGCCCTTTCGACCTTCCTCGTCCATGCGAGCGAGAGTGTCCTGTTCTTCGTTTCGTCTAGCGGCGTCCTTCTCTGATTCCTGTCGACGTTCATCCGCTCGTTGCGTTTGCGCCAAACTTCGTTGTAGTTGTTGAAGATCGACAATCTGACGACGCAGCGACTCTTGCGTATCACCCGTCATTATGTTCAGGAAGTTGGCAAAGCCGCTCTCGGTCGATGCGGCAAGTCTCGATTGCAGTTCGGTAACCTGCTCGTTGATTTGCCGGAATGATCCTTGTACATCGGCCAGGTTGAGCGTGTCCTTGAACGCCTGTGCCTTCTCGACGGACGTGGCAAGTGCATCGACGATGTATTCCCGAATCGCTTGGCCGACTTTGTAGGCGATTGCAACCGTCGCACCGATGGCGACGAACTTGCCGAGTAAGCCCTGCACTACCTCGATCTGTTCGCCGTACGTCTTTTTGACGCTGCGCAGCCGATCGCCAAGTGCACTGGTCGCCGCCGCCTGCTTATTTGTCGCGTCCGTCGCCTTGTCTGCCGACACCGCACCCGCGGCGTTCACCTCGCTGGTAGCCTTCGCCACGTCCGCCTTGAGTTTGGACGTGTCACCCTCAATGCCGATGGATACTTTGGCGACCTCAGTCACAGGTCACTCCTTATGCCACGGTCGGAACGTCGGCCACTCGCAGGGTGCCCGTCACGCGGACAACGTCATCGGTCTTCCATGACAGGTTTAGGCGATTCCAAAACGCCGGGAACGTGTACGTGCGGCCCGTGGCGACCGTAAGAACGCACGTGTTGTCGGGCTTGCTGTCGGTCGCGGTGATGTTCCAAGTGGGCTTCGTGATGGCGCCAGACGCCGCCGTGAGGCCGGGCAACGTCGTGCCCGCCGCCTGCGTCAGGTTGCCGCTGCCCGAGAAGTTGTACGTCAGTTCGGAGAAGTCGCCCAGGCGGACCCGCTGCACCAGTCGCGGGGTCGTGATGTCGCCGGTGAAGTTTGGGTCGGTCGCCCCGTCCTCGACCATCTTGAACGTCGCCGCGGCCGCCGCACCCGTGCTCGGCATGGACGGTGCCGTCGCGTCGTCGGCCTTGCAGGTGTACGTGCCCGACCACATGCCGATGCCGCCGGGCATCCAGCGACGCCACGACGTGCTCGGGTCGGTCGGCCCGGTCGCTCCGCCCGCGAAGTACGTGATGTCGATTTCCGGCCACGCGATGTCGATGCTCCACGCGTTGATGTACTGCACGTAGCCGCTCGCGTAGGTCACGTTGCTGCTGATGCCCAGCGGCGTCGTGGTTCGAGGCCAGATGCCGGAGAAGTCCACCGTGCCCGTCCGCAAGCCGGTAATGCGGCTGTGCATGTTGATCGTGGAGCCCGTCGCCTGCGTCACCTCGATTTCGTTGGATTCGAGGTTGATGGTGGCAAGGTCCGTGGTCATGCGGAGGGCCGTACCGAACAGGTACAGCAGGTCGCCGCTCGCCGCTGAGCAGGTCAGGTTGCCGGTTTCGGAAGTGAGCGGGTATGCCATGGGTGGTTCTCAGGGATTCGCGGCCAGTGCCGACACTCGGAACGTCGCCGTCATCGTCGCTTGGATCGAATGTTCGTCCGTCATCGTCGCGTCGTACGTTCGAACGAAACAGTGCGACGCCTTGGCAGTGTACCCGTTGGTCGGCAGGACCAACAGGTGGCGGTGAAAGCCATAGGTCGGAATGCGGCCCGCTTGGAGCACAGCGTTGCCATGGAGCCGAT